GTGAATGACTATACAGAACAAATTATTAACTCAACCACACATACCATACTTAACATTACCTCTCTATAACACAAAATAACGTGCCAGGAATACCTAGCACGTTATTACTCAATCAACAAACATGCATATAAACAACACAAGTAAATATGCAATAAACATACTAAGCATTACAGCATCTCTATCCTTCATACCTTAAAATCCCATCCCAAGGGAAACTATAATAAGCACCCTTGCTAATTTCGTTTCCAGATTGGTCGCCGCTTTGACCGCCAGTAATGCCGCCGAACTCATTGCAATGCGCACCAACGTTCATACCTTCACCAAGATACAATTCAACATGTGCTCCCTGTGTCAACAATATATCCCCACGTTGACACTCGCTTTGAGAATTGCCACTATCAGGTATCCACTTGAAGCCAGCAGCAGTAAAGTCGCTGACCATGGAACCTGTATTACCGCTATGCGTAGGCAGGTTGAATCCGCCGCCTACACGAAAACCCTCGTAAATGAGAGAAGAGCAGTCGTAATCGGGTCCCCAACGATTACCTTGGTCGTAACCATGAGAGCTATCGTCGGCTATGCTTAGAATCCATTTGATAGCATCCTCGACACCTTGCCCGCCAGGTGCGGTAGAGCCAGCACCGCTGTTTATATTCGTAAGAGAAAGCTTCTCGAAAACGGTTGTTTTGCTCCACGAATGGCGGCTTCTGTTGAGAATGTATACGTTGTTTTCCCAGGTGCCCTCTAGCTTAACCCTATAAAAATTAATATCATTGAAATATACATAACCATCATCGCCAATTGTACCAACATAAGCAACTTCATCACCGTTTCTTTTCTTGGCGTTTACGATTCTGACTGTAACCATATAGCTCTCACTGTATCCTGTCCACCAGTTGCCGATATTGTCTGCTGAAACTACCTGACCCTTCCATTCTGGTTTGAAAGACGGCGTGCCAGGGTTCGGATGATTCGGGTACCATTGCGAAGTATTGACCACGAATTCGATTACCGAGATGGAGTTTCCGTACAGATGACCCCATATGCTGTAGTTGGAATCGCCAGATGACTTTATATCGCCTACGATGGTGTGGAATGTCATTCCGTTATCGAGATGGAAGTCGATGATATCCCCGACGTTCCCCCATGTTTCAGTGCAAGCTATTACATATCTTTGGTCGATGATAGCGAAGCCCTCGCTATCGTAGTTCTCGCCAGCTTCTTCACGCAGCTTGTACTGCTTCGAATCAGGGGCGGTTACAAGGCTCCAACCCATGTACGTGTACACGCATGTCAGATTCCCAAGGTCTGGTGTGATGGTAGCCATTAGAATCCCATCCTGACTATATCCCTGAACCAGTTATACAACCTCTGGTTCTCATAGTAAACACATCCCAGTTCATAGGCTTGTTTCAATCCCTTGAGGTTGTAGCTGTTCTTTGCTCCCTTGAGCAATAGGGTGTTCGGCTGCTGCGTCTCGGTCGTGGTCGCATACACGAATCTGCATTGCCTGTCCACATCGTCGCTGATATGATACCAACCGTTGCGGTAGTCCTTCCATACTCCGATGCAATCGTCGTAATACAGCAACGTGAACTGATATTCCGAACTCTTGCTCTTCTTCTTGATGAAATGCTGACTGTCGGTCAGGAATTTGTTCTCGACTGCGTACTTCTCATAGCTCGTGCCTTCGAGCATCTTGTAGAAGCGAGTGTTCTTCTTGGCTTCCACAAGGTCTTGCGGCGCGACAAGTTGAACGAGTGAATCGCCGCGTTTGTACACGTTTCCTTGATACGGAACATGCAAATCGAAAAAATCGAAATACGGGTTGGACGAAGATACCGCGTTGCCGAGGAACCAGCAGTAAACATCGTAATCGCGAGAGCCAGGGCGGGCAACGGTTTCGTAGAGCTCGTTGAACGCGGTAACCTCGTCGGGAAGATACCTCTGCTGCGTGATAAGCTTGTTGATTATGAACTCGTCGAACACGATAGTTGTTACGTTGTCGAGAGCGTCCGACTTGAGCTTGCCTGCCGTGCTCAAAGCGCTTGCGTAACCGCAAATCTGCTTGTCGATATGGAGTACGTTCGCTTCCGCCCACAGTACATGACCTTCGAATTCTTTCTGAACATGGTTGAACAAACGACCGTTCTTCTGGGTGGTGAGCTTCTTCAACTCCTCCTCCGAACGACGGAGGTATACGAAACGTTCGCCTGTTTTCAAGTAGCGCTCCACACACCACTTCAGCATAGAATACGTCTTTCCGCATCCACGGATGCCCAGCACGTAGTTGAACAGCGCGTTATGGCTTCTGGTCTTTTCAGGCTCGAAATACAATTTCCACTCCTGTAATAAAACGGCGCACCATCATGCAATGAAGCGGTGCGCCTGGTAAAATGGGTGCTAACCGAGCGGGGCGTTACAGAGCGTGCATTTTCTCCCTAGGAAACGTGAGCCGTATCAGGGCTTGCACCACGAATTCCAGATAACGACTTACCGAACGGCGCATATTTATTATACTAATTCTTGTGAGTGATTTCAACGATGAAGTCATCGTTTTCAAGCACGCTCTTTTCATGGTTTTCAACATTTTCAACATGTTTTCCACAATAGGCATTCCATGCGTCGGCATCCCCGAAGAAACAGTTTACGTCGAGGTTTCCGTCGTAACCCTTCACATATCCGTCGCTCGCATACTGCCAGCAGCATACGAGACCGTCCGTTTCAGGAACGTCTGGAAGCTCATACCCCAGCCCAGGGCGAACGACATCAGGATATTGCGCAATCCATCTGCCGCAGTTTTTCTCAACGCCGCTCTGGTTGAACCGCCAAGGGTTCGCGTAGACCCAGCACCATACGCCCGTCTTCTGATGGAATCTACGAACGAACGCGTTCGCCCATTCTACGCTCTGGTCTTCCTCCCAATCGAGCACGGGGATGCCCTTCCCGTGGTAGCCAAGGGTGTTTTCGTAGAAGTAATCGGCTTCGGCGTGCGCTCCGTTGTCTCGGGCGTAATGGTAATAGCCGAACGGCATTCCGTTCGATATGCACGATTGGATAACCCTGTCGCAATCGGGATTAACATAGCCAGTCCCCTCCGTCGCTTTCGATATTACGAAATCGACGGGTAGGGAATCGACGGCTATACCCTTCTGATGGCTAGAAACGTCGATTCCCCAAAGCATTACTCTACCTCTTCTTTTTCGAGCATACTCTTAATTCCATCGAGAGTAGCATCAATCTTAGTGAGAGTAATTGTAAGGTCTTTGATAGTCTTATCGTAGAGATAGAAAAGACCGCAGCAAGCGACAATAGGAAAACCCACGCTGCCGATGATAGACACGATAGTGTTTGCATCCATGGTTCATCCTCCTATCTGTACGCCGAGCATTGAGATGCGATACGGCGTTCTCCCAGGTCGTAAGAGAACATGAGCCTGTAGCCGCCGCTGTTCACGTTGTCCGCGCCGAGACGAAAGACCTTGAGCGTGTTCATATCCTCGTCGAATTCGCAAAGATTGCAGCATGTCCGAGACGTATACGCGCCAAGGCTTCTGGAAACGTCGTTGAACTCGTCGATTTTAACAGAGCCGACCATTATAACAGGGTAGCCCTTCTCGGTGATTACACCGTCCGAGTGGGCGTGACCGACGAACCATCCGATTACGTTCAGCCCGCTTCGGTAGTAGCTGTCAACCGTGTCGAAGAGCGGGTCGATAGCGGGATATAAGCTCGTGTTGGACATTCCGACTCCGTACTTGTCGAAATGCGCGCTATTAGTGAAAGCGCACTCTGTAACCCACGTGCGATGGTCTGCGTAATGAGAGAACACCGCGACGTTCATCTTCCTGTCGAACGCATCCTTGAGAATCCTGTTGGCGAATTCCAGCTGCTTGGCGTTCTCGACGCCGCGAGCGCACGAGTTGAACCCTATGCACCTGACGTTGCCGACGTCCTTATACCACCAGCTTTCGTTCACGCCGATTGTGATGCCGAGAGCTGCTTTGAACGGTGCGAAGAACTTCTGGTAAAGCTGCTGCGCGGTAGGCTGTATTTCCCAGTGGTACCCTTCGGGGTCTGTCGCGCTTTTCAGGATTGTGTCGTGGTTGCCCGGGGTGAAGCAATAGTTCTGCATCTGGGCGTATGATATATCTTCCTCGAAATAGTCGTATACCAAATCGCCCGTGTGAACGGCGATATCGAAACCGCCCGTTTTGATTAGATTCACCACGTCAAGCGTCGGCGATACGTCTCCATGGGTGTCTGAAAAATGAAGAAACCTCATTATCCCACCGTTCCGTTCTGGGTTGCATACGCCGTGTATAGGTCTCCCGCGAGAGCCGAACCCTGCGGAGAGCCGGCATAATGAACATAGGGACCTGCGTTGACGAAAGACTCCCCTTCATCGCCGCTCGTGTTAAGACCGATAGCGCGGTTGGTGTTCACGCCTATGCCGGTCCAGTGCTTGAACGCGCTAGACGAATCCCATTTGATTGCGACGCCCGAGCCGTCTCTGGTTCGAATCTGCACATACGACGGCAGATAGCAGCTCGGGGTCCCGGATATATAGCTCAGGTTGGTGGCTTTGCCGCTGAATGTGGTGACCACCAGAAGTCCGATTTCGACGAAATAGAAACCTTCGAGGTTGACGCCCGCGGGAACCACCATGCCGTCGTTGTCGGCGCTCGATTCGTAGGTGGAGAACCTTTTGATGGTCATGCCCTTGAGAATCGCGTTCATAGAGGACGAATCGAGCTTGGCCGCGGTAACCGCGCCGTCTCTGATATCGGCGGTTCCGACGGGAAGGCGAGCAGACACGGCGTCTGCTTTCGCAACCGCGCTCTCTGCCGCGGTCTTGGCTTCCCGGGCTGCCGTGGCTGCGTTGGCGGAGTTTCCGAGGGCGGTCGCAATCTGCAGGTCCTGATGCGTGTTCTTCGTGTTGCCCTCGGAGAGCTTGCCGTCTATTTTCAGCATCGCGTTGTTGACGTCCCCGAGCCACGTGGGCTTGTCCGACGGCATGAACTGCGGAAGCTCCGCATACGGGGTCTTGTTAGTGGATGGCATTGTCATTCCTTTCGTAAGAATAGTTCGGGTGGGGAATAGCCGTGTAACCGTAGGCGACCGCAGAGTACACGTCGAATTCGTAAGCCTCGGCTTCGAGTTCGTCATACGCTTGAGCCGTGTATTCCTCCCCATCCGCCAGATAAGCCGCCAACGCCCAGTAGCGCAGGTAGTCGTACATGCGGTCTAGCTCCGGTTGGAGCTTTACCCAGCCGCCTGCCGTGTTCGAAAGAACCGTCACCTTGCCGAGAGCCGAGTTGGCGATAACGTCGAGAAGGTAGTTCTTGAGGGCTTCGTCCTTCATGTCGGAATATTCCCGCAAGGCTTCGTCCTGCGCGTCCACGTATTCCGCCAGGTCTTTGATGCTCTGCTTAATCTGCTCGACGGTGGCGTAATCGCCGACAAGCTCGATGACCTCGTTGAGCTTCGAAGTGACCTTGCAGAGTACCTCGTAATAGCTCAATTCGTCCGTGTAGACGGCTGGGAGGACCCTGTTGCACAAGGGTCGGAGAAGGTCTATTCGCATCTCGTATGCCATATAATCACCCCCTCTCACAGATAGTATCTGTCGACGACGTAGAACGCCCTGCCGTTAAGGCGGTGCATCGCTCCAGGAATGCCCGTCACATTTCCGTCGGGATTCACCGTCACGACCGTTTCAGGGGTGCTCCCGACCTCTAAATCCAATGATACATTCTCCATGACGGGAATGTCAACGTCTCTGAGAATCGGAACCTCTATGCTCGATAAAAGCGGCACGTTCACTTCCGTCATGACAGGCACGTCGACGTCTTCCAGTACAGGCACCGATACGTCGGCGAGCACGGGCACGTCCACATCCGAAAGGACGGGAACCTCCACGTTTTCCAGGACAGGAACGGGCACATCTGAAAGAACAGGCACTTCCACATCCTCGAAAACAGGCGTTCTTACGATTCCCGACACGTCTTTAGAAGCCGCCGATACGACGGGAATATCCACGCTCCCGAGCAGCGGAACCTCCGCATCGGAGGTCGAATACCCGTCGTATTGGGCCGCTGTCATTCCCGTCGAAGCCTTTCCAGGGGCGTTGATTCTGACAGAACCCGTTTTAGACGCGCCTTTCACAGCGCCCTTAAGCTCCAGGACGTCCACGCTGCCGACGATGCCGTCGGTTTCGGCGGTTCCGACATATCTGGATGCGTTCTTCGCAGAGGTCTTGCGCGAAGCCTTGACGATTCCGCTCTGCCTGGATGCAATAGCCGTGTCGGTCTGCCTGGATGCCTTCGCCGTGTCGGTCTGCTTCGATGCCGTCGCCGTGCCGACCTGCCTGGATGCCGTGACCGTGTCGGTCTGTAGAGAAGCCTTGGCCCAGCCGCTTCTTTTCGCTGCGAAGTCGTGCCCGTCCTGGACGCTTCCTTTCACGGTGCCGACCTGTCTCGACACCGTTACGACGGCGCTTCCGGACGCGGACTTCTCCACGACGCACGCGAACCTGACGGGGTTCTTCGGGCGGCACTGCTCCGGAAGCGTCATAAGCAACCCTTCGGAATCCGCCGTCAAATCCTGCATGAGGCACACCTCGTTCATGGCCGTGAGCATGACGGGCGTCTTCCCTCCGTCGGGAAGGACGGCTTCGAACCTTCCCAGGAACGTCTTGAAGAAATTCGGGTTGCCCAGGTCTGCGTCCGGCATCTAAAACACCCCCATGAAGCACTCTTTAAGCTCCCTGTCCTCTACCACCATTCTGTCTATGTTCAGGATGTTCTCCCTGTACAGCCTCAGAAGTTCGGAAGGCGGTCGCTTGTAGCCTTCCTCCGTCTTCCCGTAACGGCTCTTGTAGTCGCTCTCTCCGCTTCCTTCGGCGGTGCTCGAAGACGATGCGGACGAAGACGAATCGGAATCGTTGATCGTGACGGTCGTCGCATACTCCATGTTCTCTATCTGGGCGGGCACCATCTCGCTCTGCGGCGTGTCGGAGAAGACGTTCGTCGAGTGGTCGTTGCTCGAATCGGACGATTGCGCGGAACCGCGGGTTTCGCTCGAATTGCGCGAGTCCCCGCTGGAATCGCCCATCTCCGTCATCTTCCAGTCCGTCATCGGGTCTAGCTCCTCGAACTTCTCGACGGACTTGTAAAGCTGGTTGTAGTAAGGCATTATTGAGTGCATCGTCTCGCGCACGAACCATGCGAACCTGCCGACGGTCTCCGCCCCTATCTCCCGCGTCCAGTACCGCCTGATAATCATGGCGTTGAGCACGGAGCGGTGCGTCTCGTCGAATATCGGGTAGTCGGAAAGACCGAGCGTCAGCCAGACGTGCCGCCAGTTCTTCTCGGCGCATTCCATGCCCAGGTCTTCCAGCTTCTGCTCTACCACCCATCGAAGCTGCGTGGTGTAACCGCTCATTTTCCCTCTCTTCCGCAAAGCATGCGGGCGTAATGCCCGCATTTCCCCATGTCTTTATCGAACGGCTCGCCAGGCTTGCGCCCCGCACGCCTGGAATACTTCACGATGTTTCCGACGATGAAGGCGTCGATGCCCTCGAGACCCTCCGTGGCTATGGCGACGGCTTCCAGGCACGAATGCCCGTCCATCTCGTAGTAATCCATATCTACCTCCTTTTCAGAGCATTCTTGACGGCTTTCCACAGACCGCCTTCGTAGCCGCTGTTTCCAGACGCTTCGATTCCCGCGCCCTGCATGCCGTCGACGGGGACTCTGCCCTCCTTGTCGGTGCGGATGTACATGCCGCTTCGGAATTCCACGTCTATGTCGAGCCCGAACAGCTCGTTGACCTCTTCGCAGAACTGCTTGCGGCAGTTAAGGCGCGTGAAACGCTGCGCTTCCACGTCGCCCATGTTGCCGAGAACCTCGTCGGCGACCATGCGCTCCTTCTTGTCGGTGTTGGTGTTCTCGATTCCGAGGAACGTAAGGGCTTCGTTCCATATCTGGTGTTTGACGACCTGCAAATCATGCGCAACGAACGGGGACGACGTGTCCAATACCTCCACGCCCGTCAAATCCAGGTCTTTATCCGCCCACACGGTCGGCATGAACCCGTCCACCTGCGCGAACAGGTTCTTCATCGTCAACCGCTGCTTCTCGCTGCACTTGACGATGCGCGGGGTCTTCTGCTGCTCGATGTTGACGTCGATGCATCGCTCCAGCCGCCACAGGCGCTTGGCGTACAAATCCAGCGTCCAGAACGTCGGCGTTCCGAGGTTGTCGTTGAAGCATATGACGCTGTCGGTCGAATCGAACTCCATGGACGCGTGCTTCGAATTGCCCGAATACGCCATGCGCTTCTCGGGGATGTTGTATATGTCGAGCTGTCCCGAGAACGTCATCTGCATCATGGCGTAGCCTTCGGGGCTGCGCTGCATAGGGTCTGCCTTGATTCCCTCGTCGTAGACGAAAAGCGCCATGCCGTTTGCGAGCAGGAACCGCTCTATCATGCGCTCGTTGATTCCATCGGGCAGGTTCTTCCATTCGAACACCGAAACCGCCAGGTCGTACAGTCTCCACATGTAGGACAGATACGTCGCATCGTTCGCGAAGTCGTTCCCCCGTTGCACCGCGTCGCCTTTCAGACCGGGCGGAATGCTTCCGTCGGGCATCCTGAACCCCGTGAATATCTCCGCTTTTCCCATAATCCCTCCTTACACGATTGAATTGTCGAGCGAATAGTCGCCGACGTCGGGAGTGTGCCAGAACGTGATGCCGCCGTCCAGCATGGAGTTGAACGCCGAAAGCACGTTCGGAGGCACCTTGCCCCGCACGTTGCACGCGTTCGTCTTGACGTAGTTCCACGACCTGCGCCCCGTCAGATTCGGCTTCTTCGTCTCGGATACCAGATACCCGTACGTGGAGAAATAATCGTCTATCTGCTTGGCAATCTCCGCGCGGCAGGTGTACTTGCGGGCTACCATGCCGTAGGTTCCCGTGTTGACGAGGACCGCCGAAGAGTTGGTGCCGCCGCGCTGGGTGTTCGGCGTGCGCTGAAGCTTCGACAGCTCGGCCTGAACCTTGTATTGGCTCATGGCGGCGTTGACTATGCCCGTGCCTATGTCCGCGCTGAAAATCTGTCCTATCGACTGAACCAGCGATTCGACGGGCTTGCCCTGCGTGAGAGTGTTGAAATCATAGGGGACGTCCGTGAACCCGATACCCTGCGAAGCAAGCGGCGACGGCCCATAGGAACCTCCGCCCGACTCGTAGACGGGCAACGACACGGTGCCTGCCATCCTGTGGCTTCCTTCGATATTGGCCCACGACTGATAGACCCAGTTGCATGTCGGATACGGCGGAAGCGTCACGACGCCTTCGTAGAACCACTCCGCCCCGTTGTAGTCGCGAGGGTAGTATACGGTACGGCTGTTAACGTCGGTGCCGCCCGTTCTCGTGAGCATCAGGGTCGCGCCAGGCTGGGGCATGAGCTCCATTCGAAGCTGCTGCGCCTGTCCGGCCATGTTGGATATCTCCACGTACTCGAACGGATAGCAGTAGAGCTTGTTGTTCTTCGGCGCGTATCCGTCGAGCGTCGTATAGCCCATGTTCCACTCCAACGTATCCTTGCGCGTCGGCTTCGAAGCATCGACCCATGCGCCGCCCACGCCGTTCTCCTTCGAAGACACCCCGGGCACTATCTCGGCGGGAACCATGTACACGGCGGACACCGCGTCCTGCTGGCCGTTGTTGGAAAGCTCTGTCATGAAACGCTTGAACTCGCCCATCTGCGTAACGGGGTCGAAGACCGTGACGCTCGTGCCGGACGGAAGTTTCTGATAGTTGTCCCCCGCGACGTTCACATAGGAGCCGTCGTTAAGCGGCTCGGCGGCGGATGCCACCGCCAGCCACAGCGTGAGGTAGTCGTACACGGAATATTGAACCTTCATCTCGCCGACGGAGAAGCCCTCGTCTCGGATGTGCGCCCCGATGGAATCGTCGTTGACATGCTCCCGCTCCACGTTGCACGCAGGAACCTCGCAATCGGGGAACCACGTCTGGAATATGTCGAGCTTGAGGTAGAGTCGGGAGCTGTTCTCGCTGACGTACTCGATATCCGCGATGAACGAATAGAACCACCTGCTGCCGTAGTTCGCGTTCCTGAACATGCAGTAGTTGTAACCGTACAGCTCTTCGGCGTTGAACGGCACCACCACGGCGTTCTGCAGCCGCTGATAGGTGTAGTCGTTTCGCCGAAGCTCGTTCGGACAGCAGGATAGGAAATAGCTCTCCTGCTGCTGCCTGTCGGGGATGTAGTAGACGTGCCGATACGAGGAATCGAACGGCACGGTGCCTATGTAAATGCTCGTACTAGGCTGGAATGCCATGTCTCGCATCCTTTCGAAGACGGAGGGCATCCGAAGATGCCCTCGATTGATGCTAACCCCGGTTGACGGTGACGGTGCATTGACCGCTCATCTTCGGGTCGGCGATGCTCGTCGCCTTCACGGTCACGGTCGCCGCCTGCTCGTCCTTGGCGATGTGCACCTTGCCGTCGTCGGCGACGTAGGTGCCCGTGGACCGGTTGCCGGTAAGCGACCATTCGACGCTCTTGCTCACTACGCCCGTTCGGGAGACCTCGGCGGCAAGCTCGATATCCGCGCCGGGCGGCAGAGTCGCAGCCGTCGGGGAGACGGCGACGTCCGTGACGGAGCCGGCCGTCACGGTGTAGACGGCGGCTTGCGCGAACGGGGAGATGGAGAACGTCTTCCACACGTGGTAGTTGTAGTTCCAATACAGCCCTCGGCCATTGTAATTCTCGGTCATCTTCTCGAAGTTGTCCCAGACCTGCCAGAAGTCGATGGAGGTCATGACGGCGGGGATTCCCGCGAGGGTGGTCTTCTCCTCTTCCGTCCAGGGCTTGTAGGACGGGTCTTTCTCGCCGTTCTCGTCGGTGAAGAGCAGGTCGAGACGCGCCCAGTCCATGTTGACGAAGGAATCGACGTTGATGACATGGCCCATCAGCTCCGCCTTGTCCATATTGAACGCCGCGGCGAGGACGTTCATGTTCATCACGGCTCGGAACTTGGTGGTGGTGATAAGATACTGCTCGCTCTGCGGGGTGTGGGTGGTGACCCCCGCTATGTTGAACGCGTTGCTCTGGTATTCGAGATTCATGGAGGTCTCATTGAACACCGTCGCGATGTCGGACGCGTTCTCCTTGCTCATGGCGGGAACGAGTACGGGCGCGATGTATCCGTTGAGGATGGCGCGGGCGAGCATGTACTTGAGCACGAGGTATTCGTCGGTCTGCGCGGCGGCGAACACGGACTCCACGATTCGGGCGATAAGGTCGGCCACTCCCTGCCATGAGAGGAACGCCTGACGGAGCTGGTCGTCGGAGATGGTGACGGGATAGTACTTCTGGAAGTTCATCGTATGGAACGCGGCGCGAACGTCGGGGATGTGCCGCTTGAAGACCTCCCTCTCCGCCGTGCTGGGGGAGAACTGGAAGGGCTTCGCCAGGTTGACGAAGATTTCCTCGACCGTCTCGCCGAATTCGAGACGTCCCTTTTTGAACACCGCCCAGGGATTCGTGTACATCTTCGAAGAGATGGTGACGAAGGCGATTCGGTTGACCAGGGCGTTCACGAAAGCGTTCGCCGCAGGCGTGAAGTTGGTCACGTAATCTCCGATTGCATGGATGGTCTCGGTGGTACCCGAGATGCTGACGGAGCCGTCATCGGCCTGCTTGATGATTCCGCGTTCGACCAGCGGGGCTGCAAGCTCGGGAGTCTCCTCCATGACGGCTTTCATCACGCCTACGGGGTCTAGCTTGGCATTGGCGGGCTTGACGCTTGGCTTTACGGGCATGTCTTTTCCTCCTTAGTCCCAGAGAGCCGCGTATCCGAGCGGCTTGCTCTCTTCCTTGACTTCCTTATTATACATGGCGTTTATCGATTTTTCATCCGTGGCGCCTTCATTGCCGTCGAAAAACCTATCTGCGTAACGCTGCTTCCACTCGTCGCGCTCTCTCTGATAAGCGTCCCTCTCGGAAACCGTCTGTTCGAACGTCTCCATGTCGGAATCGAGCTTCTCGACCTCGGCATCGAACGCCGATGAAAGCTCCAGGCGTTTCTCGGAATCCTCCTCCATGGAAATCTCTTTGAGCATTTCTGCGAATCTTCCCATTTCATTCTCCTATTCCCTGATGGTGAACACATCGTCCACGAGTATTATACCGCCTTTCACGTCCTTCGGCTTCAGCTTGCCTGCGAACGACCTTCCAGGCTCGAAGTTCTCAATCGTCACGTTCTCATGGCACTTGGCGGGCATCCCCGCGCAATGGACGGTCAGCTCCCCGTTCTCTTCGAAGCAGTAGGTCTTGGCTCGAATCGCCTTGAACCTGTCGAACGAATGCTCCTGCTTCCATGCTCCCAGCGCGAAATCGTCTATGAGCATCTCCTTAGGCGGCTCGTCCCCGAGCAGGTAGACGGAATCCGTATCGCAGTACAGCCATCTCTCGTAGTTCGCCTGGGCTGCACGCACGGTGAAACGGCGTGCATAGCTCGTGATGAAGGCGCCTGCAGGAAGGTACTGCGGCTCCTTCTCCTCGGGTTCCGTCAGAGCGTACTTCACGATGCCCTCTTCGAGGTAGGGCATCCTCGACTGCTTCACGGGGTTCGTCGCGAGCTTTCCATAGAGCGAGTTCAGCTGCAGCTTGGCGATTGTGCGCATGCCCTGGTTGCCCTCCTTGCCGGCTGCGATTTTAACCTCCGTCCACTTCTCCACGTAATTCTTGAAAAGCTCCGTGGAGCCTTTGAACTTGTATCCGCGAATATAACGTATGTCCCACACGTCGTACTGCTCGAAGAGCATGCCCAAATCGACGCTCGTCAGGCAAAGCGTCTGCAATCCCTTGGAATCGGAGATGTATTCCGTCTCGTCGAACATCATGTTGCCCTTGAGCTGAAGACACGGGATATGTCCGTCCTTCACGGCGAAGTCGGCTTCCACATACTGTATATAGAGCGGGTATTCTCGGTCATGGACGTATTCGCCCTCGAAATAGACCGGTTCGCCGAACGGCAGAACCTCCCCATGGGATGCAGCCATCACGGAAGGATACAGGCTGTTCACGTCGAACGATATTCCGTTTCCAAGCTCTTTTCCGGCGAACTTCGGGTTCACCGCCGTGAACCCTCCCTTGTAACACCCTCCGTCTCGAAGGTCTTTGTCGTAGTCTGGGACGGGGAACCAGTCGCGGAACCGTTTCGACCCGCCTATCATGCGCTTGTAGTCGGCGAACGCGTTCGAACCGGCCGTCATCTTGCGCATTCCCTCGCCGAGCATTATCCCCATAGCCTTGGCTGCGATTATCACGTCATGCGATATATACTCCCTCTCGTGCTCCGTCAGCTCATGCCCGGCCTCTCTGTATGCCGCGTAGTCCATATCGAGCTTCTCCACGTCCAGACCGAAAGCTTTCGGAATAGCCGATATAGGCAGGGGTATGACCTTCAGAGAGTCGAGGAACTCGACGCTTCTGCACTCGTCGAAGAACAGCCGCACCGAATACCATTGGTTCATGTCGGAAATAAGGGTTGTGAACGTCCGAGAATCCCTTTCCGTCTCTGTCGGAATCCAACGCCATCCGTCGGATAGAATCCTATGCAGGATGAACTTGCCGTCGAACTTGAGGTTGTGGAAGTACACCTTGCAGCCGCAATGCACGAGGCACCATTCGAGGAACGTCCCTATGTCGTTTCCGAACTGCATATCCGATTCGTCGCCTATTCGGCATGTGGCCCACGCCCATACTCGGCAATCTTCCTCAAGGACGGTAGTTTCAAAGTCCGCCGTGTAGGAAGGCATGTCGTCTTCATCCTCTTCTTCGAAATCCCAGACCAGACGGTCAAGCTGCATTTCCTCAATCATTCTTCCGGTCTCCTAGAGACAGCCAGTAATCTGTTAGCGTTTTCATCTTCATCGCCCTCTCGTAAGGGTCGTAGACGAATTCCAACGCAGGCGAGTTCTCAAGCCATTCGTCCATGTCGGGGAGTCCTGAATCTATGCCGTCGCGTATGATTTCCTTGATTCTCGACACGTCTTCATCGTATTCTGCGAATCCTCCGAATACTTTGCCCAACGCAGTCAGGTAGTTCTCGAAGTACCTTTCGGCACGCTCCCTGCTCGACTTGGCAAGCTCTATCGTCTGCGTCTCGATGAACCTTCGAAGCCCCTTCTCGGAAAGCTCGGAGCCTTTGCGCCTGTCAGGCTCCAGGCGGGCGTTCTTGTAAGAACCTAGGGAGTACTTCATCTTCGGCTCCTTTAGCTTGCGTTTCTCGGCGGCTTTTCTACGCTCGCGCACCGATTTCAGGATGGCGAACTCCTTGCGCTCCCATTTCGTGACGATTCCGCCGCCCTCCTGACGCACAGGCTCCAAAGCTCCTGGTGCGGACGCTCTCTTGAGCCTGTTGACCGTGTTCTTGAGGGCGCGGGCGGTGGTGATGCCCGCCTTGAGCGAATGGTAGTCAGCCTCGGAAGGAAGGTATACCGATGCGTTGGGGTTCGCCGCCTTGGCCTTCCTCACCGCGTTGTTGTACGAGCGGACGGCTCCAGCGAGTCTTCTCCACTGACTTTCAGTCCACTTAATCTTATATTCTCTGCGTTTCGCCATACTTTTTCACCGTCGCTAACGTAGAACCCGCGCGTTTCCACCTGCATGTAAAGCTGCAGCTCCGCCAGTATCTCCATATCCACGTCGATATGAAATCTCCTAGACATGGAATCGTTGAGCCACGACTTCCTGGAATCGACGTTGTCTTTGAATTTGCGAAGATGCGTTCCGCTTGAGAACCTGTATTCGAAAAACGGCGTCGTGCAGACGAACGGCGAATCCTCAAGGCCGTAGCATATGCCATTCTTAGTAAGCATAGCGACGGTGTTTCGACGCGACGGGTAGCATACAAGAGTTTATGTATAGGTATAGACCTCTCTCTCCGTCGGCGTAATCGTCCACGAATCCGCCCATCACATCCATATCGTCCACTTCGACAGGGTACTTGTCGGATTTCGTGAACAGGTATTCGAATCGACCGCCTTCATGCACATTAACGACGCTAACACCCTGGGGGACTGTTTCAAACCCCCACTCGTCCTTGCGCAGCACGCGGAAGGACGCGGCATCGACAAATGCCAGAAGCAAATCCTTATCCGCTCGGGTCATCATGTCTTCACACTTTCGCATTTCATCGCCTTTCAAGAAGCAAGCGGCGTAAATGCACGCCGCTTGCTGCATAATCTAGAGCTGCACGCTCATGGTGAGCATGGAGCCGTTCTTCACCTTCTCCTGCTTCACCACGACGGGGATAGGCTCTTCCCAGGTGGGTTCGCCGAAGGTTGCTATAAGCTTCTTAAGTGAAGAGAACATTCCCACGGACACGCATTCGTACGCTTCGCCGTTCACGTCGATAAGCACGATTCGCGGCGCTTTCTCGTACTCGCCCGTCTCTTCGTTGCAGAGTTCGAGGGTTTCGGCGTAGATATCCTTGAGCAGGATGGTCTTGTTGATGAAGTCGTTAACCTTGTACTGCGGATTGTTCGCCGCATTGAACACGAGCGCCTTCTCTGCCATGGTTTCCGCCTTGACGGAACAGAAAGCCGCAAGCTTGGTACCTTCCAGCTCTCGCACGTCGTAATTGCGGATGCCATCGGCGATGTCTGCATTGGACACGATGATTTCGTTGGACATTGTATTTCTCCTTCTCTGTCGTTATTCTGTTTCGAGGACGGAAGCCCCATCTATGAACTCCTCAAGCGGCATAGCATAGACGATTCGACCCGTCTGCACCCATTTCACCGTGCAGCCGCGCGGCATGGGCTTTCCAGCAGCTTTAGCAAGAACCGCGCGAGCCTTGCCCGTGGTCATGCTTGTATCGACGGCTTCAGTCTCGCAAATGATATCTACAACCATCTCGCCGTCGTTTTCCACAACGTCGTACGCCCTCACGTCGTAAACGTTCATAGTTCGGGTGATATTAGCCATTTTTTTCCTCCTATCGTTAACACCCAACATATCCATTATACGCCCGATAAGTCGGTATATATCGGGCGTATAACTTTTCATAAAGTCTTCACAGACCCAGCAGGAAGACGAGAATCAACGCGCCCGCCGCCATCCACGCGGCGAACCGCATGAATCCTAGGAAAGTCGCTTTCCGCACGTATCGGGCAAGCCCAGGCAAATCCAGCGCATCGGCTACGATTTTCAAATCCTCTTTCATCACATATACCCTTCAAACTCATATCGGACGATAGAATCAATCTCGGCGTTTTGTCGAACCCGCACGCCGAACTTTCGCTTTATCGCTCGGTATGCATCATCGACGTTCGCATTTGAGCCCTTTCGATGAAACGATACGTACATAACCGTGCCTATTGATTTTTTCGTCACAATGAAATGTGCACATATATTGCCGTAGTTTTCGCATGATTGCACCCTCCTAGTATATCTGCTCAAGTTGATTCGAGATATATCGAAGCAGCTCGCGCGCTCCCGTTATACGGGTTGCCTTCAACTTTTCATCGATTATCTCGATAATGTTCTGGGCAATATCTCGATTATGCTCAAGCGATGCTTCATAGCATCGCAAGTCGCTGTTTATCTCCTCTTTCGCGGCTTGCACGTTCTCCGCTGAATTGAATATTCTACCTATCGCATCGCAATCGTATCGGTCTATCCCCGCCGCGTCTAGGAAGTCGATTAAATCCTCTTTCGTGTAGAGATAATCGCCGTTTCTTGTGATGATACGCTCCATGGCATGCTCTCTTTCTTTCGGTTAACACCCATCGCGGCGCACGCACGTTTTCGCATGTGCGCCGCGTGGAGGTTAATCCTCGTCTTCGAAGTATGTTGAACCGTCTAGATTCATGCCACATTCTTCTCTCAAGTAGTCTTCGCATTCGAACCAGAGCCAATAGTTGATATCGGATTCAGTAAGTGCAACCTCTTCACTCCACCATTCTAGGTAGTCGGACGCGTTTTCATAGGCATCATCTAACAAGGCTTCTAGAATCGCTTGACCGCCACCCCACGCTTGAAAGTTGCGTAGTTCGTTTTCGCTCATGTATTTCATTACAATGCCTCCTCGAATATATATTTAAACGTTTCATCAAACTGTCCAGTATAGTGTATATCGGAAATATGCACCTTGACGAAGATAAAATTACCGCGCTTTACTTCAACAACGACGGCGTATCCGCAGACTTCAAGCGCATATTCTATGCCCATAGAATTATGAAATGCCCTCGAATCATCTGGATGTATTGTATTATAGTGATGTAGTTTCGCTATTTCCCCCGCCATTTCCTCAATTTCGTTATACGCTAGCATGTTCACACTCCTATATGTCGATGGTTAACGGTAATTAAACGTATAAATAAACCATTCGGTATTCAGTTTCATCTCAAACCTCCTTTCCTTCGATGAACTTATTATATCACATATACATACCAAGTTAAACTACTTTCTTAAGAATTGTAATTAAAGTTATTATATGTAGATGGGAGATTAGAGTTGCATCTGTAGTCATTCAC